TTGGCATTAAATTCAGCTAAATTTTCACTTGTCACCACATTGGCGGCAAGTCGTTCTGCTACTTCTGACATTGAGTTTCCTCAAAGAATTCACCCAGTTGACCCAACTGGTAAGGTTTTGTGGTTTTTACCACGAAATTATTGCACTGTCAATCATTGCATGGGTTGTTCAAATGTCTGCTGGGCAGGCGGTTGGATTGGTTGCTGTTCTTGCGGTTGCATTGATTGATTTGGTTGTGAGTTAATCAATGGATTAGCACCGCTAGAAATGTCCTCTGCGGCAACATTAGCGTATTGTTGTTGTTCCGCATTACGCTTGGCAATTTCCATTTCAAGTCTGCCAGTGTCCATGTGGTGCAACAGTAACTGCACAATGGCATCAATTTCAGTCTTGTTTTGGCTAGTGATGGCGCGGGTGTTTTGGTCATTAACCTTGACCTCTGCCATTGTTTCAGTGTTATGCGCCTTGGCAGTGACTTCCATAAGTTTGCGTTTGGTTGCGCCCTCTTCGCGGATTTGGGCAACCTGACCACGGTTGTTGATCTCCAACATGGCGGCTTGCAATTGTTGTTGCATATCCTGCACTTGCTTTTGTGCCTGCGCCAGCCTCATCTGCACTTCAGGCGGTATATCTGATTTCTCATCAATGTTAGCCATTGGGTTCATTGCAGCTAGGCGGTCTGCAATCACATCAGCGCCGGGGAAGTCCATGTTCCTAAACACCAAATCGCCTGCAACGTTAAACAATTCCGCATTACCTGTTAACAGCGGCATCATGGCTTCAACTGCCTGCTGGCGCTTGCTTTGGAAGCCCGGTCCTGTGTCCATCACCACATCATATTCACCCACCGTCACATCATTTAGCACCTCGCCAACCTCATTCTTTTGGTTGATTTCGGTCATGTCAGGTTGACCATCTGAACCAATGATCCGCATTACCCGTGCTGTGTCGTAAATCTTAGGGATCAAGTCCAACAGGATTTTGCCTGTATGCCTAATTGATCGGGTCATGTTGTCGTAAAAGTGGAAATTGCTCAAATCCACTTGGTTTTGCTGACCCTGCAAAGCCTTGCCTGATATGTTGCCACTTGGTAGCTGATTGGGGTCCATGATGCCAAGCACCATCTGCAAATCAGCAGAAATGGCGGCGGCGGCTTCCATGATGCCAGCGGGTGGTGGTTCAGGTTGTAGGCGGGTAGGCACTGGGGCTGGTACGCCCTCAATGTCTTTTTGTTTGTAACGCAGAACAGGGCTTGACTTGATGTTAGCCAACGCCCATTCGTTTTCGTGTCCCTCGTCTTGACCCTCTGCCAGCAGCCATTTAGCCTTTGGTGCAAGGGCAACCGATTCGGTCATGCTGGTGCGCCAAAAGTTATACATACGCTGTGGGTCTTTTGCAAACCGCACTAAGCCATATTTCTTGCGCTTATCGTCAACGATTACTTGTGCGCCATAGCAAGGCACAACAGGAATGTATTTGCCTGCCCAAGTCTTTTCTTCCAAGATTTCTATGGCGGTCATCTTGACCCACTTCACCGCCTTGCGGAACGATTCGCGTTCATCAACCACGGTTAGGCCAGCGGCTTCAACCCTTTCAAAGAACCTTTCTGAATCAGCAAATTGGCGTGTGCCATCACTTAACAGATACAGCTTGGCACGTTCGCGTTCAATGTAAAAGAACTCAGCAATCCGAATATCTTCCTTGGTGATCCAACTTGCCCTGTCATCCCCTGTTGATCGCTGGGTAAAGTTAGCACCGTCATCAGCGTCAGGGTAGTAATCCTTAAAAACTTTCTTGTCTAGCACTGTGGTGATCAGGCAACGTTCAGCGTCAGACCCATCAGGCAGGATTGAATTAGGGTCAAAGTACACAGTAAATGGGTTGTCAATCGTGTCAATGTAGATTTCTTGGTCAAATGAATCTTCGCTTGTGTAGCGGGTATTAATGCGCCAGTAGCCCCAACCCATCCGCACGGCGTAATCAAAAGCTGTGTCGTAGGCAGTGTCAGCGTTGGAGTTGACCTCAATGTGGCGGGTCATGCCCTCAATTACTTGGGCGATTTTGTAATCAGCCAAGTTATTTACAGGATGTACTTTAATGCGCGGGCGTTGCATCCGTTGCTGGTTGGTTACCTGTCGGATGTAGGAATCAATCTTATTGATGGTCAGGCATGGTCTAGCCTCAACGTTACGGCTGTTCTGTATCTCAACAGGCCATTGATCGCCAGCGGCAAACTTTATGTCTTGCAATGCCTCTGCGCGGTTAGTGGAGTCCGCATCATTGACCAACCGCCAAAACTCTATGGCTTTGTTGATTCTGTCATCTTTGCCTGCTGCGTCTTGATAAGCCATATTTGCCCCTTTGTGGGAATTATCCCATCCAACCGCCAGCCATTGCAACCTGTGCTTTTGGCTTGCGCTTGGGTGTGTCTTGAATCATCAGGGCAATATAGCGAAATGCGTCAGCCCCGTGCGAAAAGTGATCATGTAATGGGTTGCGGCTGAACTGCCCTGTGGCTTGGTCAACCTCATACCGATAATGGCGCAGGCAGTTTATGCCATCTGCGGCGTGTTCCCTGTCAAACCAACAACTTGGGAATATTGTCCTAGCGGCGTTGATTGAATCAAGGATTGGCACTCTTGGCAGGATTTGAGTCTTGTAGCCTGCCGCCCTAACAATGTCATTGATTGACCGCCCAGCCGCCGCCAATGTTTGATTCTCAGCGTCATGCGGTAGCCATATCGTGTCGTACACATAACCAAAGGTTTGCATAGTTGCCAAATAATGGGTCATGGTCTTTTGGCTATCCTCAATGTACCGAATAAGGCGGGTTTCCATGCCCACAAACTGCAAGAACCAAATGGAGGTGCTATCAGACCAACCAAGGTCAAAGATGGCGTGGACGGGCTTTGTAGCATCATAAGCAACACGGGTTAGCCTACCCTCTACTTCAGCCTGTTGTAGTTCCTTGGCAAAAATAGCGCCATCCACTGATTGGCGGCATAAACCCTCCCAAACTTGGTTATATGCTTCCATGTCGCGATTCTTAAGCGCATCCTTTTCTAGCTTAAGGGTTTCAGGAAACCAAGGGTTATCTGACCAATTAATTCTTATTTGTATGCAATCAGCAGGAGGGTTAACTACAAAACGTTGGTAAGTTTCATCTGTTTCCAATTCAGGATTAAATGAAATCCAAATCTCGCTGCCTTGTTTTCTTATAGTGGGAATTAAAATATTCCAGCTTAATCGGCTTGTTGTTTGTGCTTCTTCAACCCAGCAAATGTCTACACCCTCAAATGATTTTATGTTGGCAATGTTGTTTTTTAAGCCGGCAAATGCAAACTCTGTGCCATTTCTGCCTCTGATGCTGTTTTGGGTTATTTCATAAAAACCATGTAAACCAAGATTTTCAATTTGATCACAAAGTAATTTATGTACTGAATCTCTTATGCTGGTTTGGAATTCTCGCGCACAAAGTATTCGTAATGTTTGTTTAGCACCCTTGATCAACAACGCCCTAGCTATACCCCAAGACTTAGCGCCACCCCTGCCGCCGTAAGCTACTTTGTAGCGTGATGGCTGAAACAAGCCCTGTAGCTTGATTGGAAACTCAGCGTTGGCTATGGCGCTTGCTACTTCAGACAAATCATTTCCTTAAAGGTTGTTGGTGCTTGGACTCATCAATCCTAAACTCTCTCAACTGAGTTACACCAACACGGCTGGGGACTGTACTTCAGGCAATGTGCCTGCTTGGTCGCCACCACGTCTCGTGGCTCGCCAATCCCCATGCGTGTTGTTACTCAGGCTTCACAAATGTCACCTGAATACCTGATAACTCTTTGCCTTCAGCTCCAGTTAACTCATGTCGTTGGGTTTCTTTCCATCCCATTTGGCACTTTGACCACCAAATTTGTGCTGTTGTGTCACCAGCCATGGCTTTTTGAAAAATTCCCTTGCCAATCTGTGCATTTGCTTTTGCTTTGCCATTAAGAAGTTCAGAACCAAAGTATTTTCTTAAGGTGTCAATGTCAATACCATCACGCACCAAAGCGGCTATTTGCTCAAACGGCACACCATAACCTGACATTGCCTCAACTTGTCTACGCTCTACATCCGTAGCTTCAAACGGCTTTCTACCCGACCCTTCACGTGCGCCGCCATTCTGTTTAACTACATCTGCCTCTTTTTTAGGCGGTCGGGTGGAATTTTCAGTATTCATTTTGTTGTACAACCAAAAAAAAGGGTAATTTAATACCTAATTTGTTGAAAGAATTGTGATTGTGCCTTATTTTACTGTGTTTGTAATGCGTGACAATACTCTTGGCTTACGGTGTGACTCATCTAGTATTTTTGGCACTGCATATTTCCACATGACTTGATGATGTATGCGCCTATCAGTTGTCCCCACTTCTGAAATTTTGACACATGATGGTGCATACATTACCGTGTAAAAAGACTTTGTATATGTTCCAAGTTCAAGGTAAATTTCTGTTAATCCACCAGCATTTTGTTGCGTCACAACCTGTTGCAATCTAAGCTGTGGTGAAGTCATAAACAATATGCCCCTGCGACCCCACTCAACATACAAATTTACATCTTCATTAATTCTGCCCATAAATTGCACTGGGCGATCAACTCTAAACAAAAACGAATTCATTACTTTTCGGTAAATTTCATCTTTCCGCATCCTGCTTAGCAACGTGCAACCTTCACCACCAATAAAGTCGCCACCTTGTGCAAATGCAATAGAGTGAAAAGGTGTTGTTTCTAAAAAATCTACCATTACCGCAAGCACGTCATCCAGCTTGCCAATTTTGTTGTTTGAGGTTGTGTACTGCATTTCCTCATTGAGTGAATAGTCAAACCTTGTGTAATCGTCATCTAATTGCCAAAAATGTGTCAATCCAAGGTCGGCTGCAATTTCAAAATTAATGTTTCTTGCATACACTACACTGTTGCGCTTTTTAAAGTTATCTCCGCTATCAGTGGCATCAATTGCTTTTTGCTTATTAAATACTATTACCGAATCTGTGCCATACAAATTTTTATATTTAGCAATTTGCTTATCTTCGTCATCGCATAAAAGGTATATTTTTCCTGTGTATCCTTGTTGCCGTAAAGTTTTAAATGTATATACCGTATCGGCTCTGCCATGTGTCAAAATGAACACCGCAAAATTTCTTTTGCTCACTCTGCTTGACCTTTTTCACTAGTGTAAATTTCACTTATAGCTTGCGAAAGCTTTACATAACCACTGGCAATTGCTTTATCAAAGTCAACAATTACCAATGCACTGTCTTCCATTAGTTGTTGCAAGTCAGGTGGTGCGTGGGCATAAAATTCTGCAATTTGTTCAAAGTCGAAACGAATGTGCCTTGCCGCCGCCGCAAGCAAAAAATCTTTTATCTCTGAGTCAATGCTGTCATCTTGGTAAATTTTGGCTGTAAGTTCTTCGTATTTAACTTTATCGTAAAGCTCTACTATTGGTGGACAATCCCCAGTTGGCTCATAAACCGGTGCATCAATTTTTTTACTATATTTGCTATCGTCCTCATCATCTTCAGGTGAAAGTAATTCAGCAATTTCATCAGCTGCAAATCCAGTTAAATCAAGATCAAAACCTAAATCGCCAAGTTCACCAAGCTCTAATGCCAACATCTCATTGTCCCAACCAGCATTAAGCGCCAGTCTATTGTCAGCAATTATGTAAGCTTTTTTTTGTGTTTCTGTTAAATTTGCAAGTTCGATAGTAGGTATATTTTCATAACCTAACTTGCGTGCGGCTAATAAGCGACCATGACCAGCAATTATGCCGTTCTGTCCGTCCACCAGTATTGGGTTAGTCCAGCCAAATTCCTTAATGCTTGCCGCTATTTGTGCCACTTGCTCATCGCTGTGGGTGCGGCTGTTTTTTACATAAGGGATTAGTTCTGTGACTTTCTTTTGGGTAATTTTCACTTTTTAGGCTTTGCTTTTTTGTCTTTCTCAGCTTCACGCTTAACCGAATAGCCAATAGCGACAGCCTGCTTAACAGGCTTGCCAGCTTCTATTTCAGCCTTGATGTTCTGTTTTAGCGCCTTGGGAGTCATTGACTTGATCAACGGCATTTGATTTCTCCAATTCGTTTAACCAATATTGGCAGTCTTGGATCGCCCCGCTAATCATGTGGAGGTTTAATTCCATTTGTTTAGCTTGGGCGGTCAAAACCTCAATGCGGCTTTTTAGTAATTCAACGTTCACAGTTGTGCAACGTGAATAATGCCAAAATTGATTGTTAGGGCTTCAGACAATGAACCACCACTAGCATTAGAAATTACAACCGTAAAAGAACCAGCTGCTACAGCTGCAATGCTCAATAGATAAGTACCAGCAGTAGTTGCGCCTGATGCAAGAGCAATAACTGGAATATCTAATGCACTAACTGCGCTGTTTGTGACTATAAAAGCCACTTCTGCACCAGCCGCTAAAGCCGC